CCTATACTTCCAGTTGTGGTGGATATATTTATTACTGGAGTTCCTGTAATTGTGCATCCTGTACCGCCAGTAAATTGATTTGCTGATGTAGCACTTATAGTTATGTTATTTGTGCCAAAAGCAAGAGTTCCTGTGTAGGCAGAAATATTTAAATAGTTTACTGTTGGGTTTATTCCTAAAGTTACTGTGCCTGAACCAGAGTTAGCGTCAAAATAAACAATATCGCTAGTAGTAGGTACGGCAGAGCCACCAGCACCGCCTGATGTAGTAGACCATTTAGCGCCAGCAGTAGCATCCCAAGTGCCTGTGCCGCCTACCCAATATCTGCTTGCCACGGTTTACACCTGCGGTTCTGGGTCTGGATTAGGATTCTCTACGGGTGTAGTAATGATGGTGTACCACTTATCAAAACGAGCCTGTTTCATAGCCTCAAGTTCTGCATCTGTGTATGTGTGGTCATCAGGCAGGATTAAAGCATCACTGAATGTGTGATTGTTTTGTTTGATTACAAAGTCTATTATCATATTAAGCCTATTGTCGGTTATCTATTAACACCCATTCGGTACTCTCGGTATTATCAATAGTACCCCATCCAAAACGATCTGTAGCGTACAAAACACTGATTGGCTCGTCTGTACTGACGTTGTGTATTTTAACACTTGTTTCAACGTCATTTAAAGCCAAGGCTTCTACTGCATTTATTAAATACACATCGCCCCCTATTGGGTACTCTACCAAGGTGGTTGATTCTGATGCGTTTGCCACAAAACTAGCTAACGTTGTGCTTGCGTCATATGCAATTAAATTTTCGGTAACAGTTTTTAAAAAAGTAATTGACGTATCTTCTATGTCCGCTACAGAAGTAATCAGCTCTGTTATAGAAACAGGGGTTATTCGTACCGCACTGTCAAGTACTGTAGTAGGCTCAGAAACGCTAATATTGTACGCATTGGCAAAATACACGTTTGTATTATTACTTACGTTTACGCTATTTCTGCCAACATACCAAATATTTGATGGGGACCCGTTTATGTCCTTAACACTTAAATAGTCTACCGATATTAAGCCTGTTCCTGTTTTAGCTAGCGTTGCTTGGACTCCTACGGTTGAACTATTCAGAGTAACTATATTTCCTGAAGAACCAGTAACGGTCCAATTTGCTACGGTTGTTGTAACAGAGCTGGGAAGTGTAATTGTATATGCTGATACAATTACACTAGATATTGTTCCTGTAAATGTGTTTGCGCCAGTTAAAGCAAAAACTGCTCCTGTAGCACCACCAAAAAAAACAAGGTTTCCATAAGTTAACCCACCGCCTAAGAATTGTGCTCCACCAGCATTACTAGATAAACGTATAGTAGAACTTGCACCACTAAAAGTTAATCCTGTAGTTGTTGAAAAATCCCATCCTGGAGAATATAAAATTCCACCTATAGTTGAAGTGCCTAGAGTTAAACTAAAAGTTCCAGTACCAGCATAGGTAAATCTTCCGAAAGTTAAACTATACCCATTGGTGTTTAAAGTTCCATTAGTAAATGTACAGCTCGAAGACCCACTTGCAAGATTACCTAGTAATGTCCAACCCCCACCAACACCGTCAAACGTAATATTATTTGTTATTTTACCGCCTGTATCAATAGTTTTTCCAGTGGTTGTTGCTGCAAAAACAAGTAATACTGCATTAAAAACACTTACATAAGAAATAGAAGAAGTTGATAAACTTCCATAAATTGTTAAATTGTTATACGCACTGCCTATTCTTAATGCTTGTGATGCTCCTATAGTAATAGTAATATCATTACAAACAGCTGTGCTTTGTTCATTAATAGTGCCACTTCCTGAATAGCTGTCAAAAATTACGTTATCTGCGGAAGTTGGCACACCAGCACCACCAGCGCCTGCAGAACTAAGAGACCAGTTGGTTGTAGTGCTGTTGTTCCAAGTACCAGCCCCTCCAACCCAGTAGTATGTAGCCATTAACTACAACTTAAGGTTAAGAGGTTGCTGTAGTTGTGTATGTAACCGCTAAAGAATCGCCGTTTGCTACAGTCTTTGAGCCACCAGTAAAGTTACCGGCAGAGTACAAAATACCAGTAGTTGTGTCTTTAGTAGCAGAAGCAGAAGCGCCAGAGTTAATAAAGCAGCCGTTAACCGTACCAGAGCTAGTCATAGCAAAAGTAAGAGCGGCGCCTGTTTTAGAGGTTACGTTAGATGGTGTTGTGCCTGATGAAGTAGCTGCAGTCCAGCTGATTGATTGGCGATTACCTGTGTAAGTTGGGGCATTAGCTAAACCAACTTCACTCCAAGTATGTGAAGACATAGTATCAGCAGCAGTGTATGTTGCTGTACCGCCACAAAGCCCTAAGTAGTTAGCACCAGACGCTGTACCACCAGCAGTACCAGTGGCACCAAAGTAGTAATCAAACAACGCTTGCTTGCCAACAGCCATTACCAGATTAGGGGCCGTGTCTTCCCATTTAAGGTTTCCATCTGCATCGTAGCACTTAACTTCGTAAATACCTTGAATACCCAAAGTTTCGTCATGGGCTGCGCCACGGGTTACTGATGCGCTTGTGCTATCACCAAAGCTTGATTTTTCGTTGCTCATAATTGCTCCTTAAGAAAATCTAATAATGGCGTTTGTTGCATTATCCGCCGGAAAAGTTATTGTAAAAGTGTTTGTTGCAGTTTTATCTGATCCAAAATCTAACACAGCTACCGCTGCACCTGTTGTGCTATTGTAAATTAAAGCGCCTCTAACCGTAAAGGAAGCAGGATTCCACGTTGCACTTGCAAAAGACACATACGATGTGTATGTTTGGTCATCGGATAAAGGGGGTATAACAGTTAAAACCTTGCCTGTGGCTGTGTAGCCGGTACCAGTAATTTCGTTAGTTGCTGTGTAAGCCAGTGTGTTTGGTCCAATAGTGGCAAACGACGTATATAGTGCAATCTTATAGGTGTAAGGGGTGCCAACAGCAAAGTTCTCTAAACCGCTTAAACAGTTTTTTTTGAATACGGTGCAGAGCCCTTGTTGGATAGCCATTATGGGTTAACCTTAATCTTAGCTTGCCCATCACGGTAAGCATCGCCACGCTCAAGACCAGTCCCAAGGCGGTTAAGTTGGGCAACGGCTTCCATATACTTATCTTCGTAATACTTAACCAAATCAGCCTCGCCCTTCATAAAGAGCATTGCTTCCCGCATTGCACCATAAAACAATACTGGGTCGTAGTTATCACCAAGCCAGCTAGTACCTGCGGTATTATTAACAGTAGCTACGGGTATAGAAAAACTAGAACCAGAACCGCCTACGTACGTGTTAGAACACGACAACACATCCCCAACAACATAAAAGTTGCCACCGTTTTTAATAGTAACGGAAGTTACCGTTTGCCCAGAAACTGTTATGTTTGCAATGGCTCCAGAACCTGATCCGCCAGTTAAAGGCACGTTATAGTAGTTGCCGTTAGTGTATAAAGAACCACCACTAATAGTGCCAACAGTGGAAATAGCCCCTTGGACAATAGACACTGGGTAGTAGAAATAGTGTAGTTCTGTGCTGTAATTAGCATCTGGAGTTGGTCCTACAATAAGCGACAGCTCATTGATGTTAGTGTACTGAGACCCAAACAATGCGTAATACTTTGGTGTGCCTGTAGTCGTTGGCGTTGGGTATGCTTCACGAATAAAGTTAACATCTTTGTTAAGTAAATAGCTGTACGCCCCAGTAGTACCGTCAATAACCGCCATTGAATACGTAGATAAATAATCGTCCGGCAACGACAAATATTTGTTACCTGTACTAAAGTTACCTGTTACGTTCTTACGTAACGAAGGGATTTGGACTGAGTTGTATATACGCTCTTCTGCTTCTTGAACAAAAAGCGGAATGTTAGATATAAACAACGACTCTGTATTTTCAGAGTAGTCCTGAATCGCTTGATATAGTTGAACGTAATTCAAAGTTAATCCTTAGCCCATTGGCCCACGAGCCATAACGCCTTTAGTTGCAGCGCCAGTTCCACGAATCTTGATGCCAGAAGTCTTAACTTCGTTGTTTTGGCTCTTGCTAATGCCAGCAACAGAAATCTTTAACTCATCCATTGCATTGCCTTTTTTAACGACAGCACTCATACCATCAGCAACGCTGGTACCGTTTTGGTCATAAGCAGAAGCTGGTTTGTTTTCGATAGCCATATTAACGTCCTCTTTGGTTGGCTACTTTAGCCATGTTACGACCCATTGCTTTTAATGAATCGTTGGTTACGCCCGAGCTTTTCTTACCGCCTTTTTGCAAGCCAACGCTTGGACCTGAGTTGCCTAAATTTTTGCCTTTGGTTTTACCTTGTTTGGTAACACCATCTGCGCCTGATTTGAATCCCATAATATTTCTCCTATGTTGTAGATACTGTTACTGTACCTACTTGTCCTACTGCAATCAAGTAATTTGGTGTTAAAACGCTATCAAAACTGCTAGCACCACCAACCGGAGCCCATCCCCATTGAAACACCCTACTACCGCCTGTAGGATCACCAAAGCCATTTCCGGTGTTTCCTGCATTTTGGTTTAACTGCAAGCCTGTATAACCCGCTTGATAGTATGTATTGTCTGGTCTTGGATTGCGCAACGCTTGCGGATCTTCAACGGGGTACATACCTAACTGCAACTGCGGTTGATCTGGGTCCCAACAAGTAGGGCACACCATCAGATTATACTTCTTGGTCTTAATAATCTCTGTCTTTAAGACTTTTAACTTAAACCTAAACCCGCAGCGATCACACTGCGATATTGCCCATTTACCTGAAGCAAACTGATTAGACACAGCTTACTCCTAGGTAATATACATACGACGTGGTACAAACCGAATAGCCGACTTATCTACGTCTTCTGCCGCTGCGTTTGTCCATGTTTCATCGTATTGTTGTTTTAGTATCGCTAAACGAGCGTCTGCGCCCGGAATCTTTAACGCCATGTAATAAGACAGCCCAGCCACCAAACAAGGCAGGAAACGGAACGGGATGTCCATAGTATTAGAACCATCGCCAGCATCATGGATACGACGCATGCGCCAGTACACAAACGTGTAATACGGGTTTTCAGTCGTTCCTTGGTCTGGGGTAGGCCACACTACTACCTTAGGTGCATCAACGCCTGCAGGAGGGGTTGTAGAGGTTGTACCTGCATATGTTGCACCAGACTGTCTGTTAACCCATACTTGGATCGGTCTAGCTTGCTGTAACTTGTTAGGGATTGTGGCGTAGGTAGATACAGAGATACGTGTTATGGTGAGATCCGCTTGGGTATTTTGTACATCCGGGTTTGTGCGGACTACATGCTCTAACAAGTCAACGGTATCAACCGGTAAGTCATACGTATTTACGCCTTGAACCATAGGAATTGAGCCTTGCTCAATCGTCCACATGTTAATACCACGGTTTGCCCAGTCAGCAAACAATAAATTTAATGAGCGGCGAGCTGTGCGTAAGTCATAACCCGTGCGTAACTCTGAGCCACAACGCTCAAAAGCTTCTTCAACTATATCCGATAGCTCTAGGTTAAACGTTGCGGTAGCGACTACGGTCATCTTTTAAATCCTTTCAGGGTTTCCGCCAGCCTAGCCCGCTTACCCACCTTGCCGGGCTTTTTTGCAGCTGCAGCTAATTTGCTGGACGGAATCTTTTTGCCCGCAGGTACACCTAAATCTTTGTGCAGTGCACCGGGTTTCTTAATAGCCTTCTGAATCCAATTCTTAGTAGCCATTACTTAACCTTTCGATACGGTTTTACTTTTGCTTTTACCTTTTGCGGCTGCGGCACGAATTGCTGTCCCTGTGCTTTTCCTGCTCGTTTTGCCCGTGTTGTTGCTGCGTACTCCTGCGGGCTTAACGCTTGTATTGCTTTTTTTGGCAGGTATCTCTCGCCTGTTTCTGACGATTTCTTCCCTGACTTCGTTGTCCATTTTTGGTCGCCCCAAGCCTTTAAAGAACGTTGTGACTTTGCCAATCCACTCATTTATATCCACCGCCAGCCGCCTTATATTTTTTAGCTACTAGTTGCGCTTTACGAGCCGACCACTGACCTGCGCCAGTACCTTGCACTGCTGCTGCTTTAACTGCTGAAACAATACGCTTGCGCATCTCTGGCTTGGTGTAGTTACCCGCCGCATTAACCTTACCGCCATCTTTGTACATATCAGCAGCAGTCAACGAACCGGGTTTAGCCAAAAGTTTCTTAGCCATAGCAGAGGCAGTGCCGCCTTTAGTAACAGTAACACCGTTACCTACTTTACCGCCCTTAGCAAACTGCGTGAAATCAGTATTATCCCTACGGGCTTTTTTAACCCCTTTAGGCATTTTACTTGGCATTACTGCC